ATTAATACTTTTACCTAGTTTATCAACATCATCAACTTCCTTTTTAAAACCTAACTTTTGCTTAAGTTTATCTAATGTTGACATAGTACCTTTAACATTTTGCTCAAATTGTTTATTGTCAAACTGTAATTGAACTACATTTTCATCGATTATCTTCCCCATGTTTATTTAGACACCTCCTTCCAGATCTCTTTTGCTAATTCTTCGAATAAAGGTTGTATAGCAGGATTTATATAATCGATGCCTTCGACCCATCCACCATTTTTTGTACCATGACCATATTGTAATATTATAGCTATTGGTACATCTTGATTTCTATTACTGTTTAAGAAACTTAACTTAACAATATCATTTTCCCTAGTTATTTTATAACTCCAAGACTCAGAGGTTTTTCCTGTATCTTTAGGTGTAGCTTCTTTAAGTGCTTCTACACCTTTCATACCATATTTATTAAGTATACCCATATTAAATGATTCCTTAATTCTTTCTAAAAAAGAGGTAAGCTTATCAAAATTACCTCTTTGTTTTAGTGTTATCATATATTACCCCCTAGTTTTTAATTGTTTTTTCCTTTGTGCATTTAGATATTGATATTTAGAAATTAAATCATTTGTACTAACCTTCTTAGGATCTTTGTTATATTCTTGACAAACTCTAATCAATGTTAATAGTCTGTTTATATGCCATCTTTGACATTCCATTGGTATTCCTAATTCTATCATCCAATAATATATCTCTTCAGATGTTATTATTTTCTTTCTATTATATCTTGGATTGTCATCCATACCAAAAGTAGTAGCTGTCATTTTCTTTTTTATATAATTATCTATTTTGTTTAAGTTATTTTTATCTAAAGAATAATAAATTGTAGGATCAACATTTTGTGTTATAGTCATGCATCTTATATAGTCTATTGTTTCTTCTAAAGTTTTATCTTCCGTACTTAAAAATGATTTTTCCCATTTAGATTCCCATTTAGATATTGATACTAATGAATGTTCTAAAGTTAAATCTTGAGATTTTGTATATATAAATTCATTTTTTTCTTCATTAAACAACTCCGTACCTTCAATATGAATATCTAACATCTTTTACTCCTATTACTATTTTATTTCCTCTTTCATTTCAATATTAGCAACTGCATCATTTAATTTCTTTTCCAAATCTTTAGGCATTATACCTTGAATAAAGTTTGAACCTGCTTCTGCATTTAATGCCAATTCTGAATAAAGTTCTGAAAAAGCTTCTGTTTGTGCAAAATCATCAGCTAATCTATGACCATCTTTATCAACTTTTATGAAGCTCTTACCATCTTCGCTCTTTTCACCATATGATAATAATATCAAATCTTTAAAAACTTTAATTAATGAATGTAAATCATTAGTGTTAACTAATTTCTGAACATATTCACCAAATCCACCTTCTTTACTTAATTCCATATCAATAGCCTCTGCTTTTGATAAATTAAAGTAATATTTCTCTTCTCTTTCAACCCCATTATAATCTGTATATTTAATATTTTTTACTAACATTTTTTATTCTCCTTTATTTTTTATTATTTTATTTTTATAAAAAGAAGAGGACATCTGAAAAAGATATCCTCTACATTATTAATATAGTTTAAGCAAATGCAGCAGCAACTTCTGCTGGTGTTGGCATCTTAGCATCTGCTGTGTCACTACCGTAAACGATCTTTTCGAAAGCTTCTAATTTTGTTTTATCAGCTTTTGTTGAGTCAATTACGATAGTTGCAGTAGGTTTCATTCCTGGTACTTCTACTGGTGTAGCTTTTAATGACCATGAGAATGTAACTGCTGATGGACTATCATTAACTGTTGAGTATTGTTTTTGTGATGGTGAAGCAATTGCACCATAAATTAAGTGAATTTTGTATCCTGCATCTGGATCTGTGTCTGAACCAACTTTAGTTTTGTAAACTAGACCAAAAGATAATCTCTTTTGTTGTCCAACTGTAACACCTTTAGCTAATTCAGTTTCACCATTGCACTTTGAAAATTCTTCAGGATAAGTATAAGCTTCTATAGTAGCAGCATAATCTTCTCTTGATAATAAATTAACATATGTTGTGTTATTAGCATATAATGGTGTTGTTTCTGCACCTGTTGGTGATTCAGAAACTGATGTTAAACCATTCCATGCAACTCCTTTTTGATATGCTCCACTGTTGTATACAAATAGAGCAGCATTACTTACACCTGTCTCGTAAAGTCTTTCTCCAACTTTATCCCATTCTAATTTCTTAGGCATATTTTCCTCCTTTTATTATGCATATATAGTCAAAACATCATGATTCAAACCATTTGAAACATAATGACGATTATACGATGTATTTTCTAAATTTAATATTTTTTTTATTGCCTGATTATCAGGCCTTTTGTCTATTATTGTTATCATATATCTATCTTTCATTATATATGAACGATTATTAGCATATTTGATATTTATATTATCTTTAGTATATATCAACGCTGGATATTCGATTTTAATATTTTCAGGAGGTTGATAATATATATTATTATTTTCAAATATTTGTTGGAATATTTTATGTAATTCTAACCTTGTCATAATTTAATTATACAAACCTCCTAATGTTAATATCAATCTTGGGTATTGTACTTCAATCGAATTCACTTGCCATTTATTATTCATAAATTTAACATATGCTATTTTTTCTATATTATTATTTATATATGGATCAGATATTATACTGATTGAATTATTTAATGTTAATTTAGAATTTACTGTATCAGAATTATTTCTATTAACATAATTTCTTATTATATCACCATAATATTTTTTTTCAGTTATATGACCATCTTCATAATATCCTGGTTCCACTTCTTTTGTTTCAATAAATCCTATGAAGTCACAATATTTATTCATTAATAACCTCCGTTATTATCCATTAGATTTCTTTAAAACAATTGCTGAATGTGGAACTGTTAATGCACCTGATGCTCTTGTTTCAATTAAGTATTTTAATTGGTTGAAGTCAATATCGAAGTCATCAAACATATTTATAGATCCACCTTTATCAGCACCCATTGTGTAGTCTGCTAAGTTTACAATTACACCGTAAATATCTTTGTATTTTTCACCTTCCATTTCTGGAATAGTAACAATTGATTCAACTCTTAATGTTCTTGCTAATTTATCAACATCTTCATAAATTAATCTACCATTTGTGTCTTCGATTAATAATAATTTTGTTAACATATCTTCTGTAGTAAATAATGTTGGTCTACCACTGCCTTTGTAATTCTTTCTAGCTTTAATAGCTGCTCTGATAATTCCTTTTTCTAAACTATCATTTTCTTTTATAGATTTGAAATCTTGATTATCTTTTACTTCATATTTGATTGCATACAAATCATCATCAGATACGATAGGTCTGATATTTTGTTCATTTATTTTGTTAGGATCTGATAATTCTCTTCCGTCACCTAATAAAATTGATAAAGCCAAATCTTTATCTAATTGTTTTCTCATTTCAGCTTTTTGCCATGCTACTACATCGAAATCTGTAATATCAACAACATCATCTCTATCAATTTCATTTTTGATATATACTGTTGTAGGTGTTGTTACTCTGTTTAATATAGACATTTTAATATCTGTCTTTTCATTACCCTTGATGTATCCTTTAGCTCTAGCTTCTGGTTCTGTCATTTTACCAAATGTTGTCTTTACTCTTGAAAATGGTGTGTGTTTGATTTCACTCATTACTTTGTCAACCCATTCTCTATTTCTTTCGATCATCTTTGGTACTTTATTTAATTCTGTTGCATCTGGAAATAATTTTGATATACCATTAATATTATTAATTGCTGCGTGTTGTAAGAAACTTTCTTTTAAAGATCCAACACTTGTTTTCTTAGCGTCTCTAATTATTTCGCCA